ACCTAGATCATTTAAACCCATCTGAGCGCCACGCATGATATCTGCGTTTTGCGCGTCGATGACTTGCTGAGTGTACGGATTCTGGTACTGAGCAAGATTGGTGTTTGCTAGTGTGCCAATGTTGGTTGTTCCTGCTGCCGCTGTGCCTGCCAGAGCGCCTTGTTGTGCGCCTGCAGCTTGCTGCATTGGATTTGCGGGTACACCGCCTGCTGCGCCTGCCATAACTTACCCCTTATCCGATCTTGCTGTAGTCTGCGCCGCCGACATCAGCTGCGGTCATATCGCCGTAGGTGCGTGTCGAAACAGGTGCGTTATAAATAGCGTTGCGTATCTCAGCTGAGCGAGGATCTGCTGCCTGTGCTTCTGCAACCGCTTGCTGATACATTGGCGATGCTGAGTAGCCTTGGACTCCGCCGGCCATCGTTTGCGTAGTAGGCATGCCGCTAGTAGGGGTTACACCTGCGTACCCGGCAGGCGTCATACCAAACGCTGATGCTGCGTTTAGCCCCATCTGCTGAGCCATTTGCTGCTGTGGCGTCAATGCTGCTACGTCAATACCAGTGTAAGGCTGATACTCCATCTGCTGAACAGTCTCAGCACGCTCCAAGTTACGGATCGTAGGATCACGCAACCATTCAGGTATCTCAGTTACTTGCGTTTGACCGCCGCCTTTTCCGCCGCCACCGCCCATGGCTATAACTCCTTACTTAGAGTAACAAATTGCTCTTTCCAACCACGATCACGGTGTACACGCGCCCAACCTTTACGGCCTGCAAGTGTCAATCCGTCGCAGTTATTCAGTTTGGCGAAGGTTTCAGCTGACTCCTCGAAGTCCAAGATCTGATCCATGTCGCCGCCTGCTAGAAAGACATGTAAAAACTTTTTCCTAGGATACACGGTAATTTCCGTGACTGCACACCCTGATTCGCCATGCCAGAGCTGCATGTGTCCACTCAGAACGCCCTGCACAATATCCACAAATTCGTGTGTACCGCCAGAATACGCCAGAGCATTCTCGATCCAGTTTCTGCATCGCATTAGCTCTTGGAAAATATCTGTTGTTGGTAAATCGACCTTTTTGTTCATCTTAGACCCCGTGAATAATAATGACCGCTGATGGCGCGTCAGGTGCGCCGGTAATACCGCTAGAGCCGTCAATCGTCAGATTTGTATCATCAACGACAAACTTAGCCTCTAGGTAATCCCCTGTTGACACGCTGAAGATGCCAGAACGTGAAACCGTCTGACTTTCGCCGCTGTTGGTCACTGTTTGCACAATCGTGCTGTATGGCAGATCAGTGCCATTGACCGCAGGGAATAGATAAATTGTTTTTGCGCTTGAGTTGCCTGATTGCAGCTCACACGAAAAATCCACCTTGTAGGTGCCGTCATGCTCAAAGTAGATGCGATTGGTGTTGGTATCGTCTACATAGACGTGGTTGCCATACGCTTCGTTTTCCCACGTTATCGCATAGGCTGTATCTACCGCTGCCGCTGAATGCGTGGCTGTGGTGTAGGCTAACAGACGGTCATTGTAAGTTAGACCGCAAAACTCGCCAGAGCGAGAAACCTGCACTTCTTTATCTGTTGCATCCCACAGCAAAACACCGTCTTGCGTGGCTCTAGCGCCAGTATCTTTAAAGGTCAGCTTATCTTTGACACGAATTAGGTACGAGTTTAATCGCTCACCCCAAGTCGCTAACGTGCCTACTGGTGGTGGTGGTAGCTCAGCACTCAACGTCTACCGCCTGACTCAGCATTGATGCGCATAGTGCCCACCTTGAAGTCTTCGTTGCCAACGCCCTGCACTCTCATGCGAATCTGTCTACCAGTAAATCTTACCGATGTCGGCATGGTGGTTAGATCGTAACCGCCAGATGACGGGTATGTGCGCTCAGTGTCGTTTGGATGGAACCTAGATTTAAAGATAACCTCGACTTCGCCAGAGGTAACCTCGTCACCAATAAGTTGATTTACCTTCATTATTTGATCGCCATTGCCTAAAGAAATGGCAGATGTCTCAGCGTAAGGGGTGGAGTCACCGTGTGCTAAGCCATGCAGCTCGTGCTCGTAAATAACGCCGTCAGCATCTAGCCAGATTGGCTCATCGAATACACCCTGATCAGTGCCTGCGCAGCGATCAATTCGACCAATGCTCCAGTGATTTTCAAGGTAATCGTAAACAACGTAAGAGTCGCACTCGGTAGATGCATCTGATGGATAGAACCACCAAATCTCACCATACTCAGAGTTAACTACAGCGTGTACCTTTGTAATCTGGTTGTCGTTGAGGTCATCAAAAACGTAATCGCGCACGTCACATGGCATCTGTCGTGCAATAGAGCCATCAAACATATAGAACGACTCTTTACCCATCCAGAATGCGCCATGCTCAACCGCTGCGATCGCTTTACGCGATGCGATACCGCAAGCCGTACCTACGCGCTCAAAACCGTAGACAAAAGGAGCGCCCTGATAGGTTGCAATGTGTGCGTCAGTGGTTGTCAGGATAAGAGTACGACCGCGCATACGAATACCACACATTACTTCGCCATTGGTCTGAAGCTCAATGTCGCCTGCTTCATTAGTAGCAGTAGCCGTCCACGTTGTGTTGTCTTCTCGATCACACCATGAAATTTTGCGTGGGTTGCTATCGGCACCCAGTGCAAAAATAAATCTCTCTTCAGTAACGATTAGCGACTTACAGCCTGTTGGTGAATTAGCAATCTGCGCGGCAGGATTAGAAGTATTTAGCTGCCACTCGTATAGCTTTCCGTCACTGGTAGCGCATCCAACAAGGTATTCACCCCAGTTGTCCAAAGCCCATGAATCAGCCTCTTGGAATGTACCGTTAGATGGCTGTTTTACGCCGTATTTAGAGCTACCGTAAGAGTATGCGCCGCCGCCATAGGATGTATTCAAGTCTGCATCAGCGTCACCAGTCACAAAGCCAGTTGGCGTAATGTCAGTCGCCGTGCCAGTAGCATTTACATACAAAAGCTCGTTAGCAGTGCCGATTGCAAAGTTAGAACCTGCCGTGTTGTCTTTCCACGGGAATGCCGCTCTTGGTGGAGCTGTAACAGATGAAGATATATCTGATCGCACCTGCCATCCGCCTACCGGGCGCATAGAGCCTTGCTGCCAACGCATCAAGTTAGCGTCACGCCAACGACCTGAGTTTTCAAAGTCAGTGCCGTTTCGGAAAACGCCTGCCGGTATCTTTAGCGGTATTAATGCCATCAGCTTACATTTCCTAATCTAGTGCCTACTACAGACCAAGTAATATTTGAATTACCTACTGCATAGTAGCCTGCCGAACCACCTGAGCCACCAGTTTGAGCGAACCAGTCATAATAGTTTACATAAGATGTTTGACCACTTGAGCCGCTTTGACCTAAGCCACCACCATCGCCGCCTGCACCGCCGTAAGAGCCGGATTGCTGACCACCAATAGCAACTACAAGTGGGCCGCCTGCGCCTGCTGATGTAAATCCGCCAGTACCGCCGTTTTGACCTGTGCCAGTAATACCGCTACTTCCATTACCATAGTCGCCAAACGCAAAACCTGCGCCGCCACCACCACCGGAAGCGCCACAACCTGTCTGAGTGCCATTGTGTGACTTACAAGCGCCACCGCCACCGCCACCGCCGCCACCACCTGCGACTGTGCCGTAGTTTTCAATAGTCATGGCGTATTCAGCAAGAATTGCTCGACCACCTGCGCCACCAGATGGGGCTACTGAAGCACAACAAACGCCACCAGTACCACCAGTACCACCTGCGCCAACAATATTGCCGTAGTTAGTGACATTAATAGCATCGCCGGATGTAAAGCCAGAAACAGTTAGAGCGTAAGATGTGCCTGAGCTTGGACTACCCACATAAACGCCTGAGCTAATCTCAAGATTTATGTCAGATATGCCCGCCTGATAGCCATTTGCCTGTGCTTGTGTGAGTAGGTTGTAGCCTGATGACGTGTTAGATGTAATTGTCAGATTAACTGCAATGCGTCTTGTTGCATTGTAAAACTGACCTAATCGGATCGCGCCAGATGCAGGAATGCTGTTATTTTGAGCAGCGTCAGGAACCTTGCCACCGCCGCGATAAAACTCACTCATCGAGTTTGGAGTGCTATCGCTAAACTCAGAGGCTAAATCGCTGAAGCTGATTGCGCCAGAAGTTTGCAGAGCCATTAGATCGATCCAAATGCAGTAATATCGCCAACAACTACTAGATTGCCAGAAGCATCTAGCTTCATTTTGTTTATGCCACCAGTGGCAAAGTAAAGTACGCCAGACGACTCAGTAACCGTCCAATTACCAAGATCAACAGTGGTTGCTTGAACCTCACCGGCTGACCCGTAAACAACTGCCTTACTGTTCACAACGGTATTTGCTGTCGCCCCATCCAGAAGATTAACCTCTGCGGCAGTCGCTGTAACGCCATCTAAGACGTTTAATTCAGATGTGGTGACGGTTGCGCCATCTAGGATGTTTAACTCAGCAGCAGACGCTGTAACGGCTGTGCCGCCCACTTTCCATAGACTTGCCTCAAGATCGGGCTTAACAGCTGTAGTGCCGTCAAACAAATCATCAATCTCGTCAAAGTTAGCGTTGAGCTTGCCGCCCCATGTGTCTTGCGAGGCACCGACTTCTGGCTTTGTCAGCGCGTATGTTGTTGTCGTTGTATCTGCCATTGTTAATCCTTGTTAACTAGGTATTTCAGTCCAAATATCCGATGCTTCTGGCATCTCAGTCCAAATATCCGATGCTACTGGTATCTCAGTCCATGAATTAACGCTTTCGGCGCGTGGCTCCCACTTTTCCCTAGCCACACATGAAACTGAAGATAGCGCAGAAACCAATTCAGGGCTTCCGTATTTAACGTAACCGGCTATTGCAGTTACGGTTGAATTTGATGCAATATTAGCAGAGTTTAGCCACCTAACTCTAGCGTAGCCAACCTGCGTTGTGCAGCCGCCATTTAACTGTACATCTTTATTTCTGACACGCTCAAAACTAATTACATTACTCAGTTCACCAGAGATGGCAAGCGCGTTTTCTCTAACACGCTCAACACTTAAAGCGTAACTACTTGCTGCTGATGAAGTGCCAGAACATAACCTGTATATGCGAGTACTTACAGACAGTGTTGATTCACAAGATCCTGCCGCCCTTGCTTCTACAATATTATCACTGACTCCGGTGTCGGCAAATGCTCCTGCTGCGTAAGGTGAAAAGCCAAACATTAAACTACCGCCACCATTCTAAAGTAACCGTTACCGCCAACACCGTTAGCTCCGCCATCGCCTACGCCTGAAGGCTTGTTGCCATCTGGGTTTGCTCCATTTGAAGCCTGACCGCCTGTTGTGTAAGAGCCATTAGAAACGCCGCCAATGTAGCCTGAACCACCGCCGCCGCCGCCGGGACCAACATGTCCACCGCCACCACCGCCGAAATAACCGCCACCGCCGCCTGCGCCTGAGCCATCGCCATTACCACCCTGTAACGCTGATCCATACGCTGATGAGCCACCGCCAGAAATGCCGCCTGATGACTGCGTACCGCCTGCGCCGCCTCGCCCACAACAGTTTCCTGAGTTACCGCCATTAGCTCCACCACCGCCGCCGCCTACAGCAATGTCGCCAGAAGAACCACCGCCACCGCCGGCTATAATCTTTGAATTATTGTGTGAAACAGATGAAATAAATAATCCGGTGTAACCACCACCACCTTGACCATCAAATGGATTATTTGGGTTACCGCCGCCAGAACCGCCACCGCCATAAGCAGAGCCTGTGTTATTTGAGTTTGAACTGTGTCTACCGCCTTGACCTACCAATAACTTATAGGTTGAACCTGCGAGAAGAGTGATGCGACCTTTTGAATAACCTGCGCCGCCACCTGTTTGGCCACCAGAGCGAACAGTGCCTGCACCGCCGCCGCCCCATGCGTAAACATCAAATGTAGAGTCTGCACTAACAGTTAGTGTGACTTGCGAGCCAGAATAGCTAAAGTTATATGTAGAGCCGTTGCTAAGTACGTTACCAGAGCCATTGATATACAGATAAGCCGCTGATGACGTGCCGTAGAAGTCTGTTGCAAGCTCAATTTCACCAGACGCCGGAGCATTGCCTTTGCCGTGATACTCACTAAGTGCGTGTGGCGCAGATCCGCCAAATTCAGCAGCAATCTCCGATAACTTGATCTGACCTGAGCCTTGCAGTGCCATTTATCAGCCCTCAGATGCAGCCCACGGCAAACCTGATTGCGTTGGTGGGTTAGCTAACTGAGCTAACTTGTTGGTTATCGCTGTTTCAACGTCATCCTTTGACAGCTCACCATGTACCCAACCCAATACTGTTTCTTCGGTTAGATCAGCGTAAGCCACATAACCGTCAGCAGAAGCGTCTGGTGTGAAAGATACTGTTCCGTATGCGCCTTGCGATAACTCGCCTTCTACGCCATCACAACGCCAGTGGGCAACAACTACGCCACCGTCTGCTGTGTTTGACTCAAGGTTGGCGATTGACCATGTGAATGTTGCCATTATTTATTCTCCAGTTGAGATTTAAGATCGGCTACTTCAGCCTTCAGCTCTTTGATTGCCTCGATCATCAGACCGTGTAGTGCATCGTAGTTAACTACCTTGTACTCCTGACCATCATCAGCCTTTAGTGGTAGCTCTTTCTCACTTACCGCTTCTGGTAGTACCTTCTCGACTTCCTGTGCAATTACACCTGCGGAGATTTTACCGTCAGCTTTGTAGTTGAAGGTGTAGCCGTTGAGCTGTGATACTTTGTCTAGTGCGCCATCAATACCAACGATGTTTTCTTTTAAACGCTCGTCAGAGATAGTGGTTGAGTAGGCAATTACGTCACCGTTAGCGTGGAAGTCACCGTCAGATTCCATCCGGAAATTTTCACCACCGTTGCCAATGGTAAATGATGCCCTTGATCCTGCTACTGAACCTGTATTGATTGCTATTTGACCCGCATTTGTAGAATGCTCGTTACCAAATGCTCTGAAGTAACCACCACGAGAAGTTGAAGCAGCACCACCGGCACAAGCAATAAAGTCGCCAGTGTCAGAACCGTCAGCAGTATTGTTGATGATTACTGCACGATTAGAGCCGTCACTAAGGGATATAAAACCACGAACGTCTAACTTATTGTTAGGACTAGTCGTACCAATACCAACGTTACCGTTAGAGTCGATGCGCATACGTTCATTTGCGTTCACACGAAAACGCATAAAGTCAGAAGCGTGATCATACTCAATCTGACCTACGTCTTCATCATCAGTATCGGAGAAATTTAAGATACTGCTACCGGCATTAAACGCAAGAATATCCATTCCGCAGTCGCCAGAACGACTAACTACTGCTTCAATCCAAGAAGAAGGTGACCAAGTAATAGCGGGCGCACTCCAACCTGCAATTAATTGAGGTGGTGTGCCTGATGTTAAGTTGGTTATGTCGCTGTTTCCGACATTGCCTAATACAACTTGACCACGAACATCTAGCTGTGCCTTAGGACTATTCGTATCAATACCAACGTTACCGCCAGAGTCGATACGCATACGTTCTGAGCCTGCCACGCTAAATCTCATAGCTTCAGTCGTGCGGTCAAGCATAATGTAGTTATTGGAATCTGAACTGAAATTATCGTGAGCAAATGCAAATGTTGGATTAGCTGCTCGGTTTTCTGTATCAGAAAAAACACTGCCATCAAATGTAGCTATTGCACCTAATGATGAGGTGATTGATGTTGAACCAACTAGCAATCGACCACTGCTGTCGATGCGCATGGCTTCTGAGTCACCTGTTCCAAACTCAATACCGCCGTTAGCATTTTGGTTGAGGATGTTTAAGTTTTGATCCCCGGTTGAGCCATAGCCTATATAACCCATTCGAGTTTGTGAACCGCCCAGAGCAGACGCATAACTAAACTCTAAGTAAACTTGTGCGTTAGTAGCACTTGTTGCACCTGCATCAACTAATTGAAGCATGTCAGGAGTATTAGTGGTTTGTATTATTAAATCACCAGAATTAGAACAAAGAGTACTAAAAGTTGATCCATTGGTTATATCTAGAGGTCCAGAAGGACCAGTCGTACCAATACCCAAACGCTCAGCACTCGCATCCCAGAAGAACTTAGCGGTAGTGCCTGTATCTTCGTAGAAGGAGATGTCGCCTGTGCCTAAATCAAACTCTGCTCGTGTTATAACAGTTGATAAATCATCATCCATCGACTGAATGTTTAAATTTTGACCATTAACCCTAAACCGAGCATTGCGGTCTACAACATCAGTTTGCTCAAGCAATAAAGAAGGTGCTGTGCCACTGAACAGGCAATCATTAGCATTAACAGTCAACCCATCAGCAGTAACAGTACCCGTTACGTCAATACCTGTGGATGTGGTGGCGAGTTTGCCTGAGTTGTTGTGATAAAGTCTTACAAAAGAATTACTAACGGCTCTTATTAAATCATCGCCATCGGAATCTTCTATTAGTAATGTACCACCAGAACCAGTGCGTAATATAAGCGGACCTGTACCTACATCATCAATATAACTACCACTACCATCGTGATAAATCTGTAGGTCACTTCCTGCACCAAAGATGGCTTTGTCGTTGTCACCGAAGGTGAGGTTGCCGGTCATTGAGTCGCCAGATTTAGCAACCTTAGCGTCTAAAGCCGTCTGTAGACCATCCACGTTAGAAATGACGTGGTTGTGACTATCGTCTGCAACGGTAGCAGTAATCGATGCGTTAGCAGTGCCATCAAAGCTCGCTGAGCCTGTCACATCACCTGTCAGGCTGATTGTGCGCGATGTTTCTAATGCGGTAGCAGTGTCAGCATTACCCGTAACGTCACCCGTTACATTACCTGTTACGCCGCCAACAAGGTTGCCGTAAAATGTGCTTGCTTCAATATCAGCCAAGCTAAATGAAGCGTGACCAGTATTGATGTCAGTAGCGGCGTCTAGCTCAGGCGTGTAGCCATCAAATACCTTCCAACGACCATCAGTAGCATCGCGGAAGAAACCTGCGTGAGCGTAAGTGCCATCGTTGTAGTTGCCGCCAAAGCCCAAGTCAACGTGACCTGTAGACTCGCCGTCACGCAGATAAATCATGTTATCCGAGACAGCTAAGTTTTCAGCATTGATCGTGGTAGTTGTGCCATTGACTGTCAGGTTGCCCTCTACAGTCACGCTATCTGAGAATGTGACGCTATCGTCAGCAGCCATGTAGACGCCTTTCTCAGCAGGATAGGTAACAAATACCTGACGCTCACCGGCTGAAAAATCAACCGCAGCGTTACTGTTAGATGACTCAAGAATAGTGTCACGGCTTAGTGTTGTGCCAGATGATGCATATGTGCCAATACCAACTTCCCAATCACCGCTATCTAAATCGACAGCTGCGTAGTAAGTAGTATTTCCATCGCCAATTACGCCAAACGACTGAAAACCACTAGAAGCACCTGCAAGTGTAAGCGTGCCAGTGCCAGTGGTCGTAGACGTTTCTTTGACGCGGTCTTTTACAATCAAAGCCATGACTGAGCCTCTAAATTATTAGTTTAATGTGATGTCTAAATCGCCTGCCGGTACACGAAATACATCGCTAGTTTCAATAGCCTTTGATGTAGATAGGGCAGCGTATGCCATCAAGTTGCCACCAGAAGATGCGTCAAACACGCCAACGTGAGTAATCGTGCCCCAGTTAGCAGTAGCGGTAGCAAACTCTAGCGCAGCTGTGTTTGAGGTCGTATCACCAGATGTTGTAAACGTAACTTCAACGCGAGCGTAAGAGCCACCAGATACCTCAGTGCCGCCACCTGTGTCAGATGGTGCCGCAGTGTAAAGACCAAGATACATGTTAGTAGGGGCAGTGTAAGCAGTGCCACTAAAAACGTGATCTAAGATTTTAGTTTCAAGATAGTTTGAAAAAGACATTAGCCCAATCCTCGTACTTTAAGTGTCATGCCAGAGCCAGAATAGCGTGCCTGTTCAGACGCACTGTTGAGATTCTGCACTGCTGCAGAATACATCTGCGCCCAGACTGTGACTCTAGTATCTTCAGCAAGGTAAGGCGCACTATGGAGCAATGCCCCATATAAATAAACGTCAGGCGCATCTTCAAGCAACCAATTGGTTGTAGTAGAAGCGTCTAAGCTTGGAATCTTTTGGTAGTACATCAACTCAAAGTCTGTTGTCTCTACCGGGGTTGGATACAGCTCAAACTGACTATCAACGTGGGTGTAGTAATACGGTATTACCGTAGACACATCCTCATTCTTAGCCCGAATGTCTGCCATTGCAGCGCGTGAGGTTAACGTAACCGCTGATGTGCCGTTAGCGGGGATGGTAAATCGGATTGTCTCTGCCCAATCGTTTGGCAGCTGCATATAACGATCGCCGCCTGACTGCTGACCAGTAGCTCGCTTTTCCATCTTCCAGTGACGGATTTCACGCTGCATATGTGCTTCAGCCAACTGAATAAACGTAGGAATAACAGCGCCAAGATCGTCTCGGTTGAGAAAATCCGCGATCGCTGTCTGCAAGTTGGTGTAGTTAGTGATTGCCATAATCTAGTCCTAGAACGGTGACGGATCAGCCGCAATGTTACCGAGTAATTGCCATAGTGTACGCGCTTCGTCTGACATTTCACCCTTTGGCTTGTAATCAGGCGCCTTGGCTCTAGCGATCTCTTCACGCATTCTACCTGCTTCTGGCACGCCTAGCGCTTGCATGTTTGCAGCCAAGAAGCCTTCTGGAGTCATTGTGCGAGCAAGGCCTTGCTTAACGCCAGTGTAAATTGACCCTAGTGTGTCTGAGATGGCATTCGGATCACGCTTTACACCACCCATGCTCGGATTTAGCGGATCTCGCTGCTGAGCCTGAGTTGTAGCCAGTGCCGCTTTCTTGCGTGCTTCAGGTGATGCGAGCCTCTGACTAGCGTTGCGTAGGAATTCACCTACAGTATCTACCCACTCCTGATCAGCCTTCTGGAAGTACTGCTGATCCATCGCGCCAGTGTTCATCTGCTGAGTGCGTGGTAGTGGGCGACCGTGCTTATCGGTGTGTTTAGCTAACTCACGCCACATGCCGGGATACATCACCTCGTAAGGAACCTGACGCTCTAACTGGCCAACATAGTCGCCTGCAATGCTATGTGAGTAACTTTTGTGAGAATCTGTCTGGTATGGAGCCTTATCCACATCGAAACGGAACATAACGCCGCCGGCATCACCTAGCTCAGCGCCTTTCTGCCAGTCTTCGTTAACAGCACGATAGACCTCGTTTACAGGAGGGAAGCCTCGATCACGAAAGTCTTTAGCGCGATCCATCATATTGACGAAGTTGGTGCGATTGTTTCCGATGTTAGGAAAGCCATTACGACCCATCAGCTGATCCATCGCATCAGGGTGATCTAAGCCAACCCACTCAGGAAATGCATTCTTAGCTCTAATCTTAGGCGTGCTGCCAACACCTTGACGCAACATCTTGTCGAACTTAGCCACATCAGCTTTAGTGATGTTCTCACGGTTACGGTAGAACAAGTGCATAAGTGGCTCAGCCACAGCTGTGCTGAAGTTAGCAGAGGTTAAGTCCATTGCGTGGTGTACACCGATCGGAGCCTGACCATCGTTAGCATTAGCTACTGCTTTAGCCTTGTTGTAAGCCGCATTTGCCGCGCTGATATTACTTGCCCAAGCCTCGCCGGTGCCTTGATGCTGCTGTGCGTACTTGCGGCCACCTTGGATATTGGTGTCAGGGATGTCGAAACCACCCAAGCGACGCAAGATGCCTATATCAGTGCGATCGCCCTTAACAGGCATTAGGATCTCGCCTTGTAGCGCAGATGGATCAAGCACCTTGCCTTCTGGCAATGCCAACTGCAAGAAACTGGTCTCGTAATCGTTTTCTGCAGCCTGAGCCTCTTGCGCTCTAAAGCCACGGCTCTCTTTCTGCATACGCTCGTAACGAGTGTTTGCGCTCTTGATCTGAGATAGGTTGCCGGCATTAGCCTCATCCAGAATGCCTAACTGGATCATGCGCAGAACTTTGTTAGCACTAGGTAACACACCTGCTTCAGCCTCGTTGCTTTGAAGTGCTGAAGTGATAGCTGTGGTCAATGCTGCGCCACTGGCCAATATGTTGCGGCTATTACTCTTCTCAGGGTCGAACTTAGCGTTAGGTGATCGCACGTTTTTAGGGTCAAACACTGCGACTTCGTTGTCATTTACCCGGACGCCTGTGAAGCCCTCCTTCTGCAGCATGTCGCGTGCATGGTCAAATGCCTGCTCTCGCGTGGCATTCTTGGTAGACATCAGGTAGTCCTGAGCGTGCTTAACCATGGTGCCATAAGGCGCTAGGTTGCCACGGTAGACCAGAGGCATAACATTCGAGCCTTCAGGAAAGTACTCGTTGCCGTCTTTATCTATCTTGTAGACATCTTGCTTGTTGCCATCAGCGTGGAGATAGCGCTTGCCGCCTTGGATGTTTGGCGACATGTAGACAGCTTTGCCGGCCTTGCCAGATGCTGTAGGGGTGTTGAATGCTTTTACATCACCAGTAGACCAGTGAAACTGCGGATCATCCATCTTCCAGTCCTGACCCTCTGCTCGTTTAAGCTTGTCAGGATCTCGAAAGAGCCAATCCCAGATTGTGGATAAACCTTCTTGTGCCTTTCTTGCCTTCACTTCTTACCGCCGAAGAATTGAGGATAACGTCGCATGACCTCGATCTCGAAGTCCATAGAATCAGGGGTACGCTCGATCGGCCTGTAGTGTGGCTGCTGCTGAAGCGCCTGAAATATGCCGATCATCTCATCTTCGGTGTGTTTGGTGTCGTACGGAACCATGCGACCTTCGTTGTCGTGATCCTCAAGGTACAAGAGGTATCCGTCTTTATCTCGTGCCTGCATGTCACCCCAACGGCTTTGCTGAGGGGTCAACTCCATCGTCTCGCCTTCATTGTAGCGTAAGCCCTTGTCTATGCAACACCTTTGACGTTACGTCGGATAGGTGCGCCCCAAGTGTCTGCGCGACGCACATTACCTGTCGCCAGATAGCGGAAAGAGTCAGCACCGTGTGAGGTGAAGTCGTGTCTTGGCCTGCCTCGCCATGTCTTCATCTTCTCGTCGAAGTCTCGCTGATACTGCCTGAGCATCTCGATGCCACGATCGCACTTCTCTTCGTCGAACCAACAGCGATCAAGCATTGTCCGTGATGCCTGTATGCCGTCATCTACCATCAATTTAGGCGCGATCTCGATCGGTCTGACCCCTAGACTATCCAAAGTCTCTAAACGGCTCTTCCCGGTGCCTAATTCCTTCACCTGCACGTCGTGAGGGAGGATGTGGTACTCGTAGACGTAGCCTTTGTCCTGCAGCACACGAGCGTAGTGATCTAGCCCGACGCCGCTGTTCTCGTAGTAGTCGACCAGATGCACATCGCCATTGGGCATAAATTGAGCAAACCAGATCGCCGTGGAATCACCGACACCGAGGTCGAAGCTAGTCACCACAGGTAGAGACTTGTCATACCTAACCTCAGTGATGCGGCCGTCTTTGGTCGCCTGCTTCATCTCGTGACCGTAGTAAGCGCCAGAGATCGCAGCCTCGAAGCTGCACTCAAACTCCTGCTCGTATCTGTCCTCGCCCATGATCTTGAGCGATTCTTCCAATTCTTCAGGATCGACGTACCCGGTCTCGCTAGCCTTGTGCATAGCGCAATACCACGAGTCATCGTCCTTGGCCAGATGATAGGTCTCCCAAAACTCGTTCTTGCCTTTAGGTGTGCCGATGAAGGTAGCTGAGCCTTTGCGATCGGCGAGCGCAGGACGGATAACGGTCTGCCAAGCATTCATCGGGAAGTCAGCCGGCTCGTCTAGCACCACCGAGTCGAAGTAGAGACCTCGCATGGCGTTGTAGTTGTCTGCGCCAAAGAGACGTAAGCGTGCGCCATTGGGGAAGTCGATGCGCAGCTCTGACTCGTTGATCTTGATGTTAGGCACGTTCTGGCAGTAGTGCTTGGCGTAATCCCAAGCGATCGACTTGGCCTGATTGTAGTAAGGGGCGATGTAGGCAACTCGTACCCGGTCGCGCTTCAACGTGATCGCAGTGCGAATCAGGTCGTTTACGGCCGCTACCGTCTTACCACAGCGACGATGTGCCACCAGACAGGCGAAGCGCTCAGTGCGAGTGTGAAAAGCCTTCATGACCTCCCGTGGCTTGTACGGGATCTTGATGTGATCCACTACTCTTCCCAACTGAACGTGAAGGAACCGTCCGAGCTGATGTTGTCCTGCTGTACCTTGTCAGAGTATCCGTGGTTAGACAGGACTAGCTTGCTGATAGGTGCAACGTAGTCGCCTGTAAGCGCGCTATCTAACACCGTAAACTCCTGCTCTGCTTGCAGCTCGTCTAACGTGTCCAAAAACTCGGGATGTTTCTCTCCCCAGTTATACAGTGTTTGCTTGCTAACCTTGATAGATCGGGCGAAGCCGACAAGGGAGGGATGATTGTGACCTTTCTCTCGCCAACCACCGTCAATGTACTGTAGAGCCTTCTCGTGTATCTCATCTGAGTACTTGGTCGGTCTACCCATGCGGGAGCGAATTGGTATTACGTTGTTGTCGTTACTCTGTGCCATATCAGCGTCCAAAGTGATAGTGAATACTAACATATTACACAAAAAAAAGCCCCTAGCAAATGCCAGAGGCTGAATGTCATCGTAGGTAGTTGGAGCGACCTAACGAATCCCCTTAGGAAAACAAGATGAATCTTGAATTTGTATCTTAGTCCGGATCCTTCATGCGATCAACTGCCATGTCTGCAGCGTACTCGCGTTGCACGTTGGCGTAGTCACGCTCTAGGTACTCCTCGTCCTCACGCAGGATGTACATATCAACCTTCTCGATGACATCAGACCAGATCTCCATCAGGCGCTCAGATGTGACATCACGCATGCTAGGTAGATCGTAGTCGTTGGCCAGAGTCTCAATGATCACGTCGTTGATCCAGTCCTTGCGGTTCTTGTCCTCGTAGACTGATTCCAAGTGATCTTCTAAGTAAGAACATCTCGAAAGGAACATACATGGTGTGGCCAACACGCTCTGGGTATTCAGGAGATTCGGTAACTTCAACAGTGTAAGCATCAAACTTTACACCGTCATCAAGCTCGCAACGACCTTTGGCTACAACCTTGCCAACAAGGAAACGATCAGGGTAGTCAGGATCGTTCATTGGCTTGAAATCAAATGCTTTGATGGTGTCACCGATGTTTGCAGTAGTTTCGAATGTTTTCATGTCGTTTTCCTCATCTGTTTATTGTTTCGACAGGGTTATCTTACTACATACTCTTACCGTGTCAACAATTATTTTCTGCAAATGCCAACTTTATTCCCTCTAGGCGATTGATGGCTAGCTTGTAGCGTTTCCACTCAGACAGCTTAGGCTCGTGACCATTGCTCTGTGCCTTCTCGTACATTCTGACGTACACGTCATCGCTCCACTGCTCGTCTAGCATCTTCGCTCGGTTTACTGCGACGCGATCGTAGTCGCCGCTATCCCGGAATAGTACTTTTGGCGATAGTCCTAGCGAGTTGACAACGTCAATCCCCTTAGCGCCACAGGCAAAGCAGTGGCATAAAACCTTGCCATCCTTCTCTGCAATTGACATCGATGGGCTGCGATCTCCGTGAACTGGGCAACAGGCTGTCCACTTGTTAGTGCCTGTAGATTTGACCTTATCTAGCTGCGCCAGTATCTCTTCAACCATTGTGCTTGCCCCTCGCCCACTTAATGTTGCTGTGTTTAATCCAATTCATCGTGTCATCACTGACAACGCCTGAGTCTCGTGCCTCTACCTTGTTTGGCCAGACTCCAAAGCGCTCCCGGTACTTGTTCAAAGCCCAACCGAGCTTGAACCCCTTTGATCTACCGTAGCGCTGCAGCTCACCGAGAAAGCGTGCCTTGTCCTCGTATGGCATATCCCGGTTAGCCTTCTTCTTCTCTTTGACCTCTTCGAGAAGTGTACCGTCGGTCTCCATACGAGCCTCGATAGGTATCTCGTAGCCGCAACTGCAGCGTAACCCAACGAATGACTGGTAACACTGAGGGCAACTACGGGGTTTACTTTCCTTCTTTTCTTTGACCTGCTTTGCCTCGCTGAATGCCTTCTCGCCATCGTCTAGCTCTTCAGGCTCTAGCAGGTGTGGCATGCCTAGGCGCTCTAGGTTGCCTGCGTGATCGAGGTGTATTGCATACTCCTTGTCCGGAGCCATGCGCCAGATGCGGCCTGAGCGCTGTACAAAGCTGATCTGGCTAGAGCTTGGCTTGCAGTCGATCAAGCAACGGACAGACGGTGCGTCGTAGCCTGTGTTGAGTAACTGGCTGCAGCTCAGGATCTTGAACTCACCGCGATCGTGTGCCTTGTAGAGCATTTCCCGCTCTTCCTCATCCATGTAACCGTCGATATGCTCAGCTGAGATGCCTGCCTCTTGGAACATACCAACCATGAACTTGCTGTGAGCGATCGTCGGACAGAAGGCGATCGTCTGGCTATCCTCGCCATATTTCTGCCAGTTTTTGATGATGTCGCCGGCCAGAACCTTGTCATTTTCCATCCGCTTGCCAACGTGCTTAGGATCGAAGTCGCTGCCACCTGTTGCCAGTGCGCGACGTTTCAGACCCTTCACATCAACAGATGCGCCGGCGTAATAGCGCACCGGGGTGAGAAAACCTAGATCCAGAAGCTGCTCAGCCGTGGATGGCACGACTAAATCGGTGTACCACTTGCCTAGCCCCTTGGAGAAAGGAGTGGCGCTCAGTCCTACGAATTTGACCTTGTTGTAGGACTCGAAGTATTTGGTCATGCTGTCATACAAAACGTGCGCCTCGTCCACGACCGCAAAGTTGAACTCCAGTAGATTATGGCGTCTGGCCAGAGTCTGGATAGAACAGATCTGCACCATAGCACCAGGATTCCACTTCCAGTGATTGCCTTGGATCACACCACACTCAATGCCTAGCTCGTCGAAAGTATCCAGTGCCTGTTGCACTAGCTTGATTCGATCGCAGATAAATACACCTTTGATGCCCTTCTTGGCAGCTTCAGCAAGCATCCACGCTGCGACGCGTGTCTTGCCGAACGAGCATGGCGCTGCAAGCATTACGCGCTTGTGACCCTCTCTGAAGGAGTCCCGCAGCATTTCAATGGCTTCTTCTTGGTGTGGACGTAAACTAATCATTAATGACCCCCTTTGCGTACATCTCGCCTTTCCTCACTTGGTATTCTTTTTGCGCTTGCTTGTGCATTGCGTCTAATTCTTCGTTAGAGAAGTGATTATTCTCTATCTCAACAAATGTGCGACCACCTAACTCAAATCGGTTCGCGTGAAATCCCCAAAAGTAGGGACTCTCACCTCTCAGGTATCCCACTGGGAATGACTCACCCTTGATGAAAAAGTATGCATGATTAGTGTTGTAATCAACCGGACTCATCTTGGTTGTCTCTAGCTTTATCTTGTATTCGTTCATCTTTGTGCCTTGCAATTCGGTTAGATCGGAGCAATTTGGGTGTAACTCACCCTAACCCGCCTAAGCGAGCCGTAGTGAGTACCCTTGCAAAACGGCTGAGTCGTCGCTGCTTCGGGTGCAAGATCACTGGTACAAGCTCCTGCTGAGTCAGTTACGGCTGTTCGCGCCGCCTTCCTACGCCTGACTCCAATCTAGCTCTGCTACCACCGTAGGATTACTCCAGAATCGGCTCACTGCTAGATCACTCATTGCGTTGTGACAGGATTTGGGAAGATCCCTAGTGTTTAACGAGATAGGTGACTGCTTTACGCATGACCATGCTCGACCTGCCAACCCGGAAGGTGACGGTTGTCATCTAGGACGTTCTAGGGGAATGAGTGGGGTTGTATGTTAGTGATTACTAACGCTACAATGTGTTTCAGGACGTGCCGGAGTGCGTTACTCAGGAACTCTTCTGAACTATCTCATTCCGGAACGCTAGGTGACTGGTAATCACCGTCCGGCATTGTTCTACCTTAATGACGTTTCTCCTGCGCGTCAATAACTTCCTTTCCAAGCATAGTAAGCCACTTACTCGGTGATACCGGGAAGCGTGCTGCAAACCTGTCCTGCAGGCTGTAGGCAGCGTCTACCATCTCTAAGCCAACATGGTAAGGCAGGTTCATGTGTGGCAGCTCAGTGTGGATCTCAGAGTTGTTAATAGCAGCATCTAAAATGCGCCACTCCAAAGCATTCTTAGAGTTGAACTCCATCGACTCCCTGATGTCCTCACACAAAGCATCGACCTCCTCTTGTGACTCAAGAGGTAGCATTGCTTGGATCAGCTCAGGGCGTTGCAATGAGTGGATAAGTATTGCCCACTCCGATTCCATCAGGTGCATCATTTCTCTCGCCAATCATGGTAATCACGGTACATATCACGCTTTGCGCTTTCGTAAAGCATCTGCTTGTACGTTATTGGTTTGTCATCAATGTCGTTGATGATGTCAGCCAGATCATCCCTTATCTGAGCAGCATCATACTTTGGTTGGCATACCTTAGAGCAAAACCATTGCTTAAATTTAGCAAACATCATAGATACTCCGTCTCCCCGGTAGCCACTTCTTCGATCTTGTAGATCTCAGTGTGCATACGGTTCTTGTTGATTTCTTGTGCCATTTTAAGAGCACCTGACATTGTCAAGCCACCCCAAGTCTTATCGTACTCAGCACAAGGGTATGGGTAATCTGCGCGTGGGCGCGTGTAAAAGCGATACATGTACATCGGTTGACCTCCCTAATAAGTACAATGTAAAGATAGGCTATCTAACTGTCAGCGTCAACTATTTTCTTCTCAATCCGTAACCTTTTAGTAAAGATTTGCTTAATCCGTTTTAGATACTCGATGTCATAGCGTCTGATCTCACTCGTCTCTTCCAAGATCCTGACCTTTTCTTCGCCGATCCGTCTAATAAGATTAATCCGATACTCGACGATGTTTCCGCTTTTGTGGAATCCGATACTCGACGATGTTTCCGCTTTTGTGGTTATTGCAGACCGAGCACTGCTTGTGCACATTCCAAGTGTTATAGCGAATCTCAGGCGCCGCTGCGGTCGTTCTGTAATGGCCGGCATGATATTGACCTTGGTGATCTCTGCCACAGCTGATGCACGGCTTATCCCTGTCTCGCCACCGTATCCAAGCGTTAAACGCTGTCTGCGCCTCCCTAGCCCACATAGATCGCGTCTTCATCCTATCTAGCTGCTCTTTTGTGTCTTGGCGTATGGCTTTGCGTACAGCTTTCTGGCCTGCTTCTGATTTAGTAAAAGCAACCAAGTGCTCAACAGAGCAAAAAGCCCGCAGGCCGCCGCGAACGGCTGACTCTGCAGGCACTTTCTTTTTGCAATAAGCGCAGCGTCTATTCTTGCTCTTCACACCACTTATCCGGCACGTCCTGATAGCTTGCGCCATCGATAATGTTGATCACTGTGGTGTGGCCTATGCCGTACCTAGCAGCAATGTTTGCCACTGAGTAGACATCAGCCAGTCCACGATAGTGCAAACGCTTGCGGTTCAGGCAACGGATCTCGTCTACCTGCTCATTTGTTAACTTGCGATTGCCTTTAGGCACCTTGTTCCTCCTTGAGCAAAACAGACTCTAATCGATCCGCAATATCCCTTAACTTATCTATCACATCTGCGTGATACCACGAGTCTTCAGGATCAGCATCTATAGCCTTTACGACTATCTCTTCCAAACTCCAAGAGTTATGGAACATGAAGCACTCACAGTCAGGTCTGTAAGCGTAAACAGAAATATTTCCTGCTTCGCCATCCCACTCGCATTCAAATTCGTATTCAAGCTGCGATGAAGTCATCAAACGTTTTCTATTATTTATCATCTATTTTGCCTCTCCATTAGCTTCATGTACTCACTATCTTCAGGGTGCGGCAGGTAAACGCCGACCTCTGTACCCCAGACATCGATCTGGGTCATGTAGTGGTGCATCTCACCTTTATCCAATTTAGCTGTTGACCTCAAAATATCCTTTAGCTCAGTTTTTCCTATGGTCTTGCTCTCGTAACCGAGGAACTTGTGACGCATCAGATCGTGCATGTCATCTTTTGACCATTCTGAGCCATCCTTAGCTCGTTTATTGAACGATTCAGATAGCGTTGCCATCCACATCCAATAAAGACCATTCTGGCTAAGGGAGCGATTGCTGCCGGCTGACCATTCGATCTTGATAAAACCGTGATCAGCGATAGCAGCAGCACACTCCTTAAAGATAGAGGTCAGGTACTCGCGACTAGCGCAAATGTGCTGACCTTTTTGCATTACGACTCCACGTTCTTGATCTGAGCCAGAGCCTCACTAAAGTGATTCTCAATGCTGTTGAAGTACTTACCCTTAGTTGGGTAAAACTTACGCAACGTCATGATGGCCATGGCGCAGTGATGGAACATGGTCGAGTAGACCGGGTGATGCGGTA